ACTATATCCCCAATTAATACCTACAGAAATCTCTGAAAGTTTAAGATTGTAGCGATTAAAATTTCGTTCTTCAATAGGTACAGATGGACGGTCGGTCCAAGGATTATACGCCTTAAAGGCTTCATCGGCAGTCAATTCACTACCATGTTTGAAGTAAACAAATGTATAGCATTTAGGATCTATTTCATTTTTATCTAGCCAGTCTTTTAATGTCTTGTACCGTTCAGGTTCAAAACGCTCGCTACATAAAATATAAGCATGGTCAATAGGCGCAGGCCAGACTTTCATTGTTACAGTGTAACTAGTAACATTTCTTTAACCCAAGGCCTTAATAACTTTCCAAGAGCCATATTGTGCTTCAAAACCGTTATTGCTATTACATTGTCGTATCCATGCTTGGTCAGGAGCATCACGATTGGCGACTATAAATCGGTCAGGAAAGTTGGAAGACTGGAAACTAACCATAGTTAAGTCATTATTGAGAGCAGGAACAGCCCTAAAACTACTATCATCATTGAAAATTCCACTACCATCGCGGCGATGAACGTATAAACGGAACCCAGCATGACGTATGAAGTATCCAGGAAAATTTACGGATTCAAAACTAATATAACCTGAGCGTCCATTTGTTGCATTACGAACTATGTAACTCGCATCTTTTGCTTGAACAGGACTATAGCGTGCTGGATTGGTTCCTTGGTCAGGACCATGAACCCAACCTGCAAATCCAGAGTGACGGAAGACACGGTCCCAGGAGGTAGCAGACCGTAAAGTAATTCGACTTCCAACTGTTATTTTATCAAATGGGAAGTCTGTCTTCATATCGTCCTCACTGAAGTTTAGAGTAAATGTCATATTTGGTATGCGTGGCCACTGGTCCTGTCCTAACCATTTTTGTGCTATTATTTGGTTCTTATCATTTTTAAGTTGTATAGGCATGGCTAAATATCGGTCCTGGCAACAGTCAGTACGCTGATACACCTTGACCATTGAAACATTGTAGTTTTTACCTAAATCCACCATCCAGAACGTATTATCACCGCCAGCAAAATCGTGGAATTGATGAGGATGAGAACGAGGAAAGGCATTACCATCCACGGCAGTACCAGACCATGTACCAGGCCATGTTGAAGACGCTCTAGTAGGTTTACCTCTGGCAACTTCTTGTCCTTTATCATCAAAGACTTGAACCTGTGCCAACTGAATATGTCTTCCTCCTGGAAATATGGCAGACTGTAAAATATAGACATATCGTGTTCCAGAAGCACATTTTTCAATTGGCTTACGTTCGTATTTGAAACCCAAACAGTCTTGCATTGCCTTATCTTGTACTGTTAGGTCCTTTGAAGACATCGTATCATAGACCTTCTTGAAGGTTGAATTAATTTCGTCCCACGTCATACTTGAGAGAGCAGCGACATTATTCGCATTAGGATAGGCACGACCAGCCGGTTGGCATCCTGCTGAACGGAACGCACGCTGTAAGCAAGTTGTATTGAAAGGACCCACTTCATTACCATCACTTGTACATACATCAAACTCACTGGTACCTATTGCGAGCAGTTTAGCCGACTGACGTATTTTTTCAGTTTTGCCTCGAGAGATAGTGTTATAGATAGACATATAAATATTGGCTGCGCCGTTTTTGTCAATATTTCCTTCTCCTAGCACAGCATTAGGAACACTGATACCGGCTGAACTTAAGTATTGGATAGCGAGTTTTTCATTTTCATTTGGTCTGTTGGTAGTATTAAGCATAGTATAAATACCACCTTGTTTTGTAAATCCGAGACCCAGAGCGATTTGGATAAGACAGGCACGAGATAATCGTCCTCGTGAATCTGGAGTACAAGTTGTAACAGCGGTAGTCTGAGCAACTCTAGGAAGATTGAGAGTACGACAATCCCAACTGTAACTACCTCCCTGCTGTTTTAAGCATTCTCCGTTTCTTTGAAAATTACCACCGAGTGCCGAACATTCACCATCATTATAGAGACGAATTGAATTATCAGCACTAGGGCGTCCATATCGCCCACAATCTTCACCATCCTCAGTTAATACCGGTTCGGGATCGGGTTGAGGACAATTTCCTGTGCCATTGATGACATTCTCGCCACAACTATCTTCATCCGCTGTATCTGGATACTTTTCGGCACCAGACGTGTTGATAGGAACGGCATGTCCCAATCGGTCACACCATCCGCACACACCCTTAATTCCAGGAGTATCAATTAGGTCGCAACTCGTAATGCGTTTACACTTTTTGAAGTCCTCTTTTAATGCTGCTTCCTCTAAATTCCAGTAAAACTTACCACCTGGAGGTAATCCTTCAGTAATTACTGGACCATTAAGACTTCCTAGCACGCCAACGGAATTTTGTGTAGGATGGAACCACCATCCGCAGCCTACAGCACTGAGTTTTTGTCTTGCCGGTAGGTCAAGAGGATACAATGCTTTCTTACAGAAAGCAGCGTCTTGTGAAGTATAAATACTTTCAGGGTCTTTTACAAAGAAGGATGTATAGTCACGGTCACGTGTTTTACTCAAATAGATATCTGGTTGCTTCAAGGCATCGTTAAGACCCGCTAGGCTCAATCCGGGGTTTGTCAAAATACCTTTATTCGCTGAGTCGCGAAAGTGAATAGTATTTTTGTTACCGAATTCTATATTTTTAGCGAGTTGAGCGTTTAAAAAGCCTTCAGATTTATGTCTTGAATACATCAAAATTGTAAGACAAACGATAATGATTGTAACCAGGATTATCCAGGCTGCCATAAACTCTTCTATCGTGTGTGGTCAAATTTATGGGATAGTCTAACTATCGCATAAATGTATAAGTTAAGAAATCTAATAAGTTACAGTCCATGAACCATCAGTACGTGCTAAGATTTGTCCATTCGATGCTATAACAGAGGCAACTAAGCCGGCAGGGCCACCACCGTTGATCGCAGATATTCTAATAGTTTGTGTTCCTGCTGTTAAACCAACTTTGATTTTTGTATAATTTGTAGTACCCCATCCTCCTCCAGCGATACCGCCTCTCTTGACATCATTGATGAATACTTCACCACCATCATCGGCAATAACATGGACTGTGGCTTCTGTAGAAGAATTTACGCTAAATACTTTTGAAAAGAAGATGAGTTTTCCTGCCTCTACGCCTCGTGCTCCATTAGGGTCATCCCAAATCCACTGTGCTTGCCTATCTTGAAATTGTGCCCAGTTATGCCAAGGACCAATACCGATAGTTCCTAATACTGAAGCAGATACAGGGCGAGAATCAAATTTAAAGTCTTTTATTTCGGCATTGACTGTATGATAATAGGGGTCTGTACCATACACAACTGCCTTTCCAGTCCAGCGGCGACTTGGTTGTGTCTGATTGTGCCGGAGTTGTTCATCGATAAAGATTTTGACAGAGCGGCCGATACACTCCAGTCTGAATTTAGTTGGTCTTCCAACTGGAATAGGTGCAGTATCAATACCCCAGTTGCCATCAGACGCGTCGCCAATACGTACGTGAAGATTGGACTGATTATTAGGATAGACCCAGATGGCAGGCGCACGCTGTCCGAAACCACAGCAATCTCCTTGATCACCTGGGGCACGTTGGAATCGGATAATATTTTGCCAATGGGGAGCGACACTGTTAAGCGTGATTGTAAAGGATAGAATATAGTCACCGGTTATATTTACTTCGCCTAATCTTGTATTTTGACGAGGAACATAACTTGTTGGAAGAGCACTACAGTCTGGCTGAGGAGGATCAGGAGATTTAGTGATACCGTAGCATGCGGCTACTGCATCAGCATGTAATTTCATGACTTCAGGATCTTTTGAGTATCCGCCGTAGTTTGCCCATTTATGTAGGCTATCATACCATTCTTGTATCTGATTAATTCCTCCCTTTCTGTTGGCTAAACCAATATTATGTTCATTGGGCTTTCCGTTTGCGTCCACAGGTGAGGCGGTACCCTTGGGTTGGCATGTTTGGAAAGGGGATTTCTCGCGTTGCTTAAAAGTTGCTTCGCTGTAACGCAAACCACTGTAGCGATCACCAATACTTGTGTATGTATTACGAACACCACCTTTGCGAGGAGCCTCAAAGCGTGAAGGGTCTTCATTGAAACGGTCCCTATCTGTGCCTGTGTTCTGCCATAACCATTGTAAGCAGAAGGAGTCAAGAGTTCCTTTCTTTGGAACAATTACAATATTGCCCATAAAATCTTCCACTATATCTTCGCAAGGTGTAGAAATATCAAATCCAAACATAAGTTGAGCGGCTGTGTTAATCGCTATAGCATATGCTTTCTTATCATCTTTTCCTACCTTGTTGCCATTACTATCCACACCTGTTGTAGCAATTGTAAACTGGTTGTCAAGATAGGCACTAATTGCATCCATATCACCGAGTTTATTCAAGTCATTGAGACCATTACCGACTGAACCATCATAAGGATTAACCATACCGATGGTAGCCAGTTTTCCTCGCATGATATCACCTCCACTACCCACGAAAAGATTGGCCAAGCAGGCTTGGCTGTATTTACCAGCGACCTGTCCTTCTTTCAAGCATGGAGATATCTGTAGTAACTTAAATGTTTCAGGATTGGCAATAAGTTGTCCTCTTCGTGCAATCGCATTGTCTTCATCGTAGGCAGGCTTAGCAAAAGTACCAGGGATTTTAGCATGGAAATAGGCAAGATGGTCTGTTTCTTGATTAGCCCAAATCCAGAATTGAGAGGTCACCATCGCAGAGCCCTGTACAGGTCTTGGTGAAGTAATAATACTACTGTTCTTATAAGTGCCGAAACGACGCAAAAGTTTAAATGTTTTCAAACCATCGCTTGTAACAGTATTGGGTGGTTGAAACTGTACTCTAGTAATAGAAGGTTCAAAGGGTTGCGACATACGTTTGCTATCATCTACATTTTCCCACTGCATAATCACAGCACGCTTAGAAGGAGCCTGGTAATCATTACCCCATTTTGACCACTGTGAAGGTTTATCTTCTTGGCTGGGCGAACTTTCTTTACCATATGTTTCAAACCAATTGTTAAATCTCATATTCATCATTCCTGAAGGCCGGTCAGTTGAATTGGGTGGCTTAACACCGAAGCACCACGAGGCACCCTTACCTCCATTCCAGTTATTAGGGTTAGTAGTACAATCAGTGAGACCTATACCTCCACATCCAGGACGGTTTGCTTGACCAGGAAATTTACAAGAGGACGATGTATTAGCACAACCACATACTTGAGCACCGTCTACAAATGCCTGTTGTAATTCGCCTTCAGTGGCAATACGAGTACCAATGCGAGCACATACATTTTTACTTGTTTCAATTGTTTGATTGTATCCTCCAGTATCTACTCGAAACACTTCGGCTTTACCTTTATTTCTATGAGGCACCTCTTGAAATACTAATACTAAAACTTCCTCACCTTCGATTACATTTTTAACATTGACTACAAATTCAACACCTGGTTTTTCTGTAGATGCTCCATACTCTTTTTTAAAAGTTCCGTTATTATTGAATGTTACTACTACAACATTAGTCTTACCAGTACCTGAAGGCGTCAATACCCGTAAATTCACATCAAAACTACGGTTCTTTGGATCATAGATAAAGACATCGCTGCCAACTGTTGGAGCCGCGGCACACTTGGTTCCAATGACGTCTTTGCCTTCGCTAGTACGACCGTTATTAAAGCCACCGTTCTGTCCTGCTTCCAAACAATCTAATCGGTCTGCTTCGCGCTTACACGATTTACTATCCACAAAAAGATAATTGGGTGGGCAATTTCCTACTGTGGCAGTATATTGAACCGGACCACGTCGAGAACCATGTGCAGTTACAGCGTCTCTGCGGTCTTCGGGAATTACAAGTAAGCCACCCTGTTTGAACTTATCGTTAGGGTTCTTAAACATAGTAGTACGGTCTTTCACACAAACGCCGCAATTAGCGAACTTTGGATCATCGAGTGAAGCACAGTTATCACGACTATTTAGAGCCTCGCACTTCTTTGCTTCAAGAATAATCTGATTGTTTGGTGCAACACCCAATGCCGGAGTGCTTGGATTTACACCTTCAAATGTTTTACTCGTCGGGTCTACTGTAATTTCAGAGGTTCGTAAGGCTGTTCTAAGTTGTGCGGATGCCTTATCAATGCTGGCATCTGTCTCGGCCATAGCAAAGTTACGAAGAGTGACATCCTGCATAGCCGAAAAAGGGTTGTACTTTTTAGCACCCTCGTCGTTATAGCCGCTTGGATTTGCCAAGTATTTATCAAAGGCTGCTATACCACTATTTGAATAAAACCCTTCTTTATTCTTTGATAGGACCATAGGCATGACAAAGACTAAAATAATTACAAGAACAATTAGTGCCGTTAGCACTCCTTCTGGACTCATTTAGCTTCTAAGTTCTTATGCGAAAAAGTTCAAAGGATAGTTTTTTATAAAACTACGTTTGAAATAAAGGGCTACTAATTTAGACATTATCGGGACGAATATTCGCAGAACTATCTACGTCACGTGTAACAATACGAAGAACTACATGAACCTGGCGACTTAGGTTAATAAGAGCACAAGACGTTTGTGCGGCAGTGGATACATTATCAAGTGCTGCTGATAAAACATCTTCATTTGCATCCGTTCCACCTAAATAACTGGATGTACGTCCTACACTTCCATTTGTAGGGTCATCAAACCTGTTACGAATAATTATTACATTACAATATCCTGCGGCATTACGACCATCTTCATAGTCACCGCCGGTTGTATTTCCCACTGCAACAACATAGTGTCCGCTCGAGCGGTTAATATAAGCCTCTAAATCTGATGCGGCAGGTGTTATAAATCCAGTAACATATCCTTGAATTTGGATATTATCACCTTCGGCTACGGCACTAAAACTAAAATACTTTCCAGTATTTATGAAAATGTAGGCATTTTGTGGGTTTGACACAAACACACTATTATACAAACTTGTTGAGGCAGCAAGTGTAGATAGATGACTGCTTAAAAATATTTTATTAACAGATTGAACGTCAGAGTCTGTAGAAACCAAGTCTTTATTATGGCGTTCTAAGCGGACACTAAGACGTTGTAATGTGGCTAGAGGAGTGGGAGTATAGATTTTTTGTGTTTTTAAGAATTTAGGAATTAGACCTGTGTATCCAGACTTTGTTAGAACCGGCACAGGCGCAGTACCATTTACATTCTGTGCGACTAAATCACTAGACCAAAATGTATCATATTGTACCATGGCAAATGTACTATCTTCGTCTATCGTTGTGCTAAATCCGTTATTTTCGAGTTCTTGAATACGTACTCCAAGAAACGGTAAAGAAAAGACATTGATTACACGATTGACATCATAAGTAGCCGTAGCACCATCAATACTGGCTACACGCACCAGTGGATTTAAGGCTTCAATTGGCACAATTGCCTTAACAAACTCAATACGTTGAATATTACGGAACCGATTTTGTAGAGACGCATTGTAGTTAAAGGCACCATTTCTTGTTGAACGTGCGTTGAAATTCACAGTAAAATTGTAGCGATTTTCACTTGTATTTCTCAGCCAATCACGGTCAGAAGAGGTTAGAAATACATTGTATTCAGTTTCACGATATTTCTGAACATCTTCTTGGGGAATAATGTAGTCCTGGGGTCTAGGTGCGAGTTGTGGAGGAGCAGCCTCGGCTTGTGGAGGTACAGGCGCCGCGGAACTAGGAGGAGCCTCTTCACGAATTTCAAGTTTAGGAGGAGATGTAATTCCTAGAGCACGTGCTTGGTCTTCCCGTTGTTTTGCCATACGTTCCATGAGAACTACAGGATCTTCTTCCGATTCTAACATTGTATTACCTAGCGTGAAGTCTGGTGTGGCAGGTATAGAGGTTGCTATAGGAGCACGCTCGGCTAAGAGTTGTTCATATCTTGAACCAGTATCTGAAAAGAGTTTAGCGTAATCAGTGTCTCCACGCGATAAGGTTCCTATAGTGGTTGTTGTAGGAGTTAAGTTAGTCTCTTGTTTTTTAAGCCAAGTGTCAATACTACTAACAGTTTCACGTACAACTTCCTGGTTGAGTTGCTGTACTGGTTTTGAACCTTGAATACGTGATACTTCCGTCATGTAATGTTGAACCGTCTTTTGAAGACGTCCTTCCATTCGTTCGGGAAGTGCGTTGGTGCCTAATTTAGAAGTATAGTGCTGACGTAAAAACCCAACAACTTTTTGGTAATTTGGACCATTTAAAAAGGCATTCGGGGCAGTTGGGGCACGTTGCGACATCGTTCTATAAAGTGTATATAACTGGTTGTTTAGACTTTTTACGTACATAACCGCGGAAGAGCCTCTTCTACGGCCTCTCTGCGGGGTTTTTCCTCGGCAAAGAGAATATCGCGAAAGGCATTCATCGTATCATCGTCTACAATTTTGGAACAGATATCAAAGAATTTGCGTCCTCTTAAAAGACAGATGATTACAAAAAGACAATACATACCACACTCGCTTCCTTTGCGTTGATGACGGATATCATTATAATATACATTCTTAATACCCTGGTCTTTCATACGTCCTAAGAACTCTATAATTTCTTCCTGTGGTTCATATCCGTAGGAGTCGAAGTAATAGGCCGCGCTTGCTTCCGTATCTACAAAGCCACAGACCCAATGACTTCCTGGTTCATCGTGCGGATCCAAATTAAAGATAATGGCAATCTTTGTCTTTCCTTTTTTCTTCATATCGGCTAGACTTAACTTACAGAGTTCTTCAACGATACACTTACCCCAGAGCCCTGTTTTGCTATCAAAATCAATAGGCACAGGACCAATAAATTCAAAGTTCGGCTCTGCTACTTCGTATTGGTTCATGACGTCTTCAATATTGTAACTATCCAACCACTGCGTAGGCTTTTTATCCCATTCTTCAGGCTTCTCTGGACGAAAATACTTTAATAAATTGGATTTTTCTTTTTGTTCTAGTGGTAACTTCTTGACAGCACAGTATTCATTATTACAGTCATAATGAGAACGCATTTTGCTACGTAGTTTTTTCCAGAGATTACGTGATGCGCCTATTTTCTTTCCGTTGTTTTTAACCGTGAAACTACCGTTAATTTTATGCCGGGGATGCGTACGGTTCCAAACTCGTCGTAAACGTTCTAACGATGCCTGTGGAAGACATGTATCACCGTCCCGACGATGGAGGGCTGGAGCACATTGTAAACTCGTGTCCATCTTATTATTTATTACAAAGATTTTATTCATAACACAATACAAATGGACCCTGAAATCAAAGATATCTATTTTCGCAGATTTGTTGTGCCTATCGTAATTACAGTTTTGCTTCTTTGTGGAATAGCAGTGATTATTGCTACACCGCCCGGCACCGCCGTTAAATGGAATACTTTTAACACAGTCTTCGGTGCCTCGGCGGCTCCACATTAGATGAACAAAAATCATAGACAAGATTAGAGTATGGCTAATTTACCGTATTATGTTTCAATTTCCATTTGCGGAGTTATGTTCGCAGTTGTAGTTACAACATTTGCTACTTTAATTCCAAAGGATTCCGCACAGAACTCCAAACTATTAGCCGTGATTAGTGTATTTAGTTTTGCCACAGCGATTACTGCCTATGCTCTAGCGTATTTCCACTTCTCGCACAATCCGGCTTATCTTATTCAGTTTATTCTAGCCATTACAATGTTAGTTTTACTTCCGGCGGCTCTTATTAGCACAAGTGTGAGCGCGGTCACTCTCAGCAACTTACGAGATAACTTAGCGGCATCGTCATAGTCTAAATCCACAACGATATAAAGAACCAAGATGGAATATCTCTCTATTCCTTGGTTGTTTATGGGACCGACCAGTAGTGGTAAATTATCGCTAATACGAAAATGGATTGAACGTGCTCACAATGTCAAGATTACGTTGCCGTTAGAGGAACGCAAGTTTACGGTGGGAGATGGTTATGAAGCACGTGTATATGCTAGTCCTTATCACTTTGAAATTGATATTCCTAATCTGAGTATGCAAGATAAACAGATTATTGGAGAACTCTTAACAACGTTTTTTAGTAGTGGTGATGTACTGAATAGTCTTCGTACGAATACAAGGAAACTTGTTATTCTTCGTCGTGCGCATGCCTTATCGCTTCCTGCGGCTATTCGTGTTCGTGCTATTATTCAGCAGTATGTATTACCTGCTGAAGCCGCGGGTATGATTTGGATGACGGCACGTGAAATGACAGGTTCTTTATCACTACTCTCAGATGCATTCGTACATCACAGTGTACCACGCATGTCCTATGAAACATGGAAAGCGCAGCCTATTCCCGAACCTTTGAAAAGTCTGAATGCCTACGACAGATGTAATGGGCGATTAGAACGTGTGAACGATGTAGTAACATTTTTCAAGGATGGGAATGTTCCTGTTTGGCCTCGTAGAATTCAAGACTATTATGATGAAATGATTACGTTTTTGATTTCGGCCGCACGATCCGGCAAGGAACCCAATTTAACGGTTGCTCTATGGATACGTGCGCGTATTTACCAGGCATTAAGCCTCTGCCAAAACGCACCTGATATTATTGATAGTATTGCTACGGCTGTACAACGATGTTCGAATCAATTGGAACCGCATGTATTTTGGAAGGCAATGTGTAGTCTTGCGAAGTCTGAGCCACATACATCGTACAGAACGCCATTGAGTTTAGAAGCAGCATTATTAGATTTGTTCGAAGTTGTAAGAATACATAGCAGCACTAAATCTCTACCCGTAGATAATGGGGGTATTAGAACCATATCGGCAATCGGCCATGTACAATCAGCAGAGAACACTCCTACCACCAGCCCCAAAACCCCTGCTAAGCGACGCGTCGTTAAGAAAAATCCTTAACGGTCAAACCTGGGATGGAGGACTTATTCAAACCTATATTCAGCGGTCTGAAGTGAAAGCCTATGCGTTCAATTTACCTACTGTCAAAGGCACTTTGTATTTATGGACACATAAGGACCCAGTCCCTATCACAGATACGGTTGAGCGTCTTCTCTTATGGTTAGGTGCGCCTGAAGACTTTACAGTTCATTTGTGGATGTGTGATACACCTCGTAAAATCACAGCCACTGAATGGCCTAGTCGTCTGACAGTGAATGGAGGATGGGCGGTTCCAAATACAAACACAGTTTTCGTGTATAGAGAAGAAGAATTTGAGCGTGTTCTTTTACATGAGAGTATTCATGCTCTAGGATGGGATTGGCCTGTCGGTCCGACGCCTCCTCCCTGTTGGGATGTCAATGGAACTTTAGCACCCCATTTATTTGAGGCATGGACGGAATGTTATGCTGAATGGCTAATCTGTGCGTGGTTTAACATACCTTGGAAACAGCAAATGGATTGGCAGCAGTTCCAGGCCCTACAAATTCTCTGTAGAGCACCAACGCCTTGGAAAGAAGATACAAATGTATTTGCGTACTATGTTGTGAAGGCTGCTCTAGCACCGCATATTGAGTTTCTTCTTCCATTTCAAGCAGGTAAAACGAAAGAGGAGAAGATGTTTGTACTCTGTGGGCTTATTTCAGACACTATAAAGAAACTACGTTTGGATGCAGAACACGTTCGTCCAAAGTCAATATCATTAAGAATGTCAAAAAATGATAGACTTAAACTCCTTTAAACCAACCTAATAACACAATAAACACATGGGAATACGCGGATTATCAGGATGGATTGGTTGGGCATGTCCAGAAGCAATTGAAATACCCGATTGGAGTGACTTTAAAGGCACTACAATCGGTGTCGATGTACTCGGCTTCCTTTATAAAGCAAAATCACAAAGAATTTCACCCATAACATACTTAGCAAATCTAATAATAGCATGTAGGAAGCACAGTATTACACCTGTTCCTATCTTTGACGGAAAGCCGCCTGAAGAGAAACGCAAGATGCTCGAGAAGCGATTTGAACGACGTACTAACGCACAGGTGCGTCACAATGCCCTAAAAGAAGCAGCCGATATCCCTATGTCTGCCATACAACGCACAGTCGTAGATGAAGAACTTCAACGACTTGAACATACTGCGAACTTTCTAACCTCGGATGAACGAGACTTAGCGAAACAACTCTTTTACGCCTGTGGAATTATGTCGTATAATGCCACAGGTGAAGCCGATAATGTACTAGCCTATTTTGCTAGAAGAGGCATATTCGCCGCTGTCATAAGCAACGATTTTGATATGCTCGCTCGCGGTGTTCCTATTCTTCTAACGCCTGAAACCTACGCACTACCGGGCGATAAATCAGGATGGCGTATGTATCGGTTAGAATCGATCGTGAAAAAAGTGGGATTTACCTACGAGCAGTTTGTAGAAATGTGTGTACTCATGGGATGCGACTACACAACAGGAGTCAAAACACTACAATATAAGTCAGCGTATTGGGCCATCAAATATAGGGGCAGCATTGAAAGAACGATACAACAATATCCGGAGACTGAACGACAGATTTACTTGAAAGCAAAAGAGATGCTAACTGGAATGTATGAAACACAGGAAAGTCTTATGGGTGCGAAACAATGGGATAAGTGGGCTACAGGCATACCACACTCAGAACCCGAAACATTAGCCATGTTTCGTAAGTCTTATATGAAAGAAATTACTGAAGAAGACTACCAGTTACTGACGCTGCTACAAGAGCCGAAGGTAGAGCCGATGTCTTCATAACCATCCAAAATGTACCGATTGTTAAGATAAATAGGATTAAAAACAGAATGGCAGATAAAATTATATATGGAAATACACGATTGATAATGTGACTTACAATAGGGTCTAGTACAGATTGTAGTCGTGCTTGATTTTCCGGAGTGTGTAAAAGTGCCATGATTTTGTCGCCAATATGGGTCGCAAAGTCGTGTGCGGCTTCGGTGTAGCGATCTCGCTCGGCCATTATTAAAAACGTGCGGACTTTTTTAACGATATGTATCGCACTTCTCTTTAAAATGTTTGGTTCTCCCGTACGCTCAAAGGTGTTAAATGAAGATGGCTATACAGTATCTCTTGTTTCCCCGGTACATCTTGAAGGAAAGTTCCAAATTAGTAATGGCAAGATTGTACCTTCTTTAGAATTTCAGCCCGCTTTTGAAGCCTTAAGGAACCGTATCTTGACGGAACTACCTAAACATAAACAAATGTTTAAGGCAGTACCCTCTTATGCTTCATTGGATAGTATTACGCCGCCATGGGGATTTGTAGGAACCAGTACGGGTATTAGTCTAAGTCCGTATTCACAAATTTCTTTAAACATAGGCGATGACTTTACCGGCTTTGCTACATTTTCATTGATTGCTGTATTGATTTCCCGGTCTTCGGTATTACCCCATTTTCAGGTGGATGCTGTTAAGAATGTGATTGAACTAGAATGGGGCGAGGAGAATGAATTAGCAGAAGTCTCCGATATTCCGAGTGTTGAAGGGGGTTCCGAACTCCGATTAGTAGACCCGGCTGCTAAAGAACGTGAAAAACAGGCTGAAAAGGAACGAATTCGTGAATTGTTCAGAACGGCTGTAGAGGAGGCAACGGTGTGGTTTGAAAAGTATGAACCTTCCGACAATGAATCGACTTTTACGGAATGGATGGATGATGAGGGTGATTTTTGACATTCATCACTGTGGTTTGAAAAAAAAATACGACCATCGCAAATAGAAGAGAATGGAGTCCCGCAATGTTATCTTGGCCGTGCTCATCGTGGCAATCGCTCTCGGCGTTTTTTATATGATTGACCCGACATTCGGCGGCTTATTAAAGGCAAAGAAGGAAGGATTTGAAAACAGCAACAATAATGCGAACAACATGAATAACGCACCTGCTTTCGCACCTAATGGAGCGTACAATGCCAACAACTATAGCACTGGCGCAAATGACACTGAAGAGATTATGAATAATCCTAATGTAGCCAATATGGAGGGCAATAATATGTCTGAGATGACACCTAATGCTATGCCTGCTTCCAATAACAATGTCTCTGAGGGATTTGAGAACCTGACACCCAGCCCAATGCCTTTTGCTTCTGCGGAGAAGCCTGCTAACTGCTATCCTAAGAACCAGTTAGCACCCTCTGAACTCTTGCCAAATGATCCTAACTCCAAGTGGGCTCAGGTCAACCCTATGGGAGCAGGTGATATCAGTGGCAAGAACTTCTTGAACGCAGGTGCTTTAATCGGTGTCAACACTGTTGGATCTTCTCTCCGTAACGCAAGTTGGGACTTGCGTTCTGAACCACCCAATCCTCAGGTTCAGGTGAGTCCATGGATGCAGAGTTCTATCGAGCCTGATGTCTTACGTCGACCTCTTGAAATCGGTTAAACCTTTAAATTTTACAGTATGTTATGATACATAGATGGGCTCCATCTTTACATCAAAAGTGACTTATTTTTTATTCATAAAACGTCTTCTGCGCACACCGATTACACCAATAATTGCTGTTTGCCTTGATTTGTGCTTGTGTATCTTTATCATAATAATCTAAAAATAGTCTTGAAAAATCATAGACTTTATCTAACATTTCTGAATACTTTGCCTCCAACGCAGAAGGATTTATTTCACTATAATCTTTCGTATAAAGAATTGGTAAAGGACCGTATTTTTCTTTTATATGCTCATTATACTCAACAATGGGAATACATCCCATCATGAGTGCTTCGTAATGGCGATGTGTATCAATACCATTGCCTTCAGGACTAATCACATATTTATAGTCTTTTAACCGTGTTATATAAGTTGAATGCTGCTCAAACATATTCTGAATACCATTCTTTGCAAGTGTTTCTAAAATTGTGCGTCTATTCAACGAAGAAGACGAACGACGGCGTTCATCAGTTGTAGGGTAGACTGAACAGAGTACTAATGAATCATGATTACTTTGAACTAATTTACTTATTTCTTTTTTGTCATACTTGACAATTTGGTAAGACATTCCAATCGGAAAAGGAACCTCGCCATCTTCTTGTTTATCAAATTCAGAACAATTTACAAGCCATTGTTCTATAGGTTTCTTTATTTGTTGCCAATGTCTTAATGTCATAATAAATGGATTAATCTTAAAAAAGAGATTATAAAAAATGGGTTTATTTTGAATATAGTCTGTAGACATATGTTGTAATGTAATACTACCATTATGGACAGCGTGATTATATTCCATATCCTTAACTACTTTTAATACGGCTCCTCTTTTCAACAATACATAACTACGTAAGAAAGCATCCATTCCTGAACATTGATTTTCTAAACCATATGGTGTTACACAAGATAAGAAAAAGTCTTTACAGAATATGTAATTCGCAGTTTGTAATAAACATTCTGTTGTCTGCTGATTCTGTTGTAAAAGACCTGTAACTGTGTCTAATGTAATTGTTGTATCAATATACTTTCTATAGTCAAATCCTTCATGATTTGCCTGTGGAATTGTTTTACTAGGTAAATACACCACATTGTCTCTAGTTTCGTCGATTACTTTCGCAAAGGCTACAAAATATTCTAAAGGTGCGTGATTATCGGAGTCAAGTAAACAAACCCACTTATTTTGAGCGTATGAAACTACCTTCTGTTTATTCAAAAACGCTCCTAAGCGTCGGTTATTAGAAAAGAGTTTTAGTTTTGGATGTAAAGGAAATGCCTTAAAAATTTCGCGACAATCGTTTCCATTTTCATCTGAAATAATAATTTCGTCAATAAAAGGATTATCAAGATAGTCAGGTATGCTTTTCTTTAGAAAATTCCATCTATCCATTGTAGTAATACATAGGCTTATCTTTGGTGTAGGTGTACGAATGTAGATAGCATCTCCCCATCCAGAATTATCCATTAACGTCTCTACACGTACAAATCCTTTATCAAAAAGAAAGACGTCAATTTCCTTTACATGTGGACATCCTTTATAAACTTCCTCTGTATTGACTTCTAGATATAACATATCTACGTGCTTTAGTAAATCAGCACCGCCCTTTAACGCCATAAGTTCGGCGCCCTGAATATCAAAATTCCATATATTGTAATTCTGTATATCAATCCCTTTCGCCTTCACAAATGTATCTAGACGACTGGTTCGTAAGTCAACAGAATTTACAACTTTACACCATTTGTAGTTATCAGCATGGGTACCAAATTCTAGAAAACTAGAACTTTGAACATTGTTCGTAATATTGAATTTTACTAAAGTATTATCTTCATCGCTAATAACGGCTTGAAAAATATTTGTAATGCCTTTTTGAATGTTTTGGTCTACTTTTTCTTGTAGAGCATCTATCCATAAAATATTAGAACATCCTATAGAACTATAAAAAGAAAGTTCTTCACAGTCGTGTGCGCCAATATGAAGAACACCTTTAACTTGAATAGTTTTTAAATATTCTTTTACCCTTTCTTGTGGAATAAGCATATTTACTACTGTAACTATTGTTCCTGTTTAAACGACATACTAAACAAACTTACACTGGCTGCTGCTAGGGCGACTCCTAATGTTAAATAAAACCAAACAGAATTAGGATTTACTGGAGAAGATGGATCGTCTTTCTCTTCTACTTTTGGCATATCATCACTATTCTCAACTTCTTCTAGTGGAGGCATATCATCATAATTCTCAACTTCTTCTAGTGGAGGCATATCAGCATAATCTTCAGGAGACGATGTAGTAGTTGTTGTCGTCATCTGGAAAATGAATCCGTTGTGCTCTACTTCATGATTATGGATAGTATCATTTGCTCCACCAGAGTATGTTGTATCAACAGCCGCCACTACAGGCTCCACGGCCTCCACAACTACAGGCTCCACGGCCTCCACAACTACAGGCTCCACGGCTGCCACTACAGGCTCCACTGCCTCAATAGCCGCCACTACAGGTACAGAAGCCACTACAGGTTCAGAAGCCACTACAGGCTCAACAGCGGCCACGACAGGCTCAACAGCGGCCACTACAGGCTCAACAGCGGCCACGACAGGCTCAACAGCGGCCACGACAGGCTCAACAGCGGCCACGACAGGCTCTCTGGTAGAAACTACAGAATCGGTATCATCATCTGATTCATTCGTATGAGTAAATGTTTCTTCCGCCTGACTTATATGACGCTTACAGTACTCTCCATGCTTAATAAATCTTCCACATTGTGCCCCTGTGTGAGTAGTTCCTTTACATTGAATGGTCATTCTATTTACCTCTAATAAGTTAAATTTTTAGACTATCAACTTTTTTGACATGTCCATGTAGAATATGGAAAGTAGTCTTCCTTGGATTTTCTTTGGAATCTTTGTATTGGTCGCATGGACTGCCATGTACTTTAAAGGTTCTAAGTATCCGATGAGTCTCCAAAAATCCGAGGTGGATAAGGAATATTATCTTGTCCGCAATTTACCGGATAAACAAGAGGCCGCTGACCGGCTAGCACGGGTCCGTGCGAAGATTCTCATCCTACGCAAATATCTTGAACAGACCCATAAGTCCAAATCCTTTGTAAAACAATTAATTGATGGATTTGATTGCTCCGCCGCACGATTTAGCGAATCCACACCAGACGCACAATATACAAGTTATAGCGTGAATAAGGGTGAGAAAGTATATATGTGTTTGAGACAACGTGATGAAAAAGAAGAACTTGTAAATGAAAACATTATTCTATTTGTCGCCTTACACGAAATGAGTCACGTAGGCACAACTAGTATTGGACACACACCAGAATTCTGGAACCATTTTGCTTGGCTCTTAGAACAGGCAGAACATGTAAAGATTTATCAATTCACAGATTTCGCAGCACATCCTGTGGAATATTGTGGTGTTCACATTACGGACAGTCCTAAATATAAGGAATCAGTTAAGGATAATCTTGGGCTAGATTAGTAGTATGGACATACTAAACCCACCCCGGTTACAAACCTTTGCTCCACAACGGTATACACTTGTGGAACATAGTAAGGGAAAGACATCACGGCACACAATTGAACCGATTTATCCATTTGCTACAGTCTATAATCTCAAGCAACGTATTTGTCTTTTACATAAGGACGATGAAAACAAGAAGCATTGGTTACCTAGTTTAGTGTTCGTAGCAGAGGAAACTAAAGATGGGTTCAAACCTATAGAATTCGTATGGCCATTTACGAATGCTCTAACCGATCCACTAGACCCTTCCGTTCTAGGAAAACCCGACAGTCGTATTTATTCAGACGATGGTCGCCTACCTATCTTTCCACAAATGCTTACGAATGCGACCGTTGAGCATACAACCAATTCTAAAACTCTACATATATGGAGTTTTGTAGATGTAGCGAATGCCGCAGGATATAGCGCAGGTCTTCTTCCTCAAGAAGCCATTTTCCAAGGATTTTTTCAACTCTTCTGGCCTTTACTGAATACAACTGACACGTTGAACGATGCTCTTTCACCGTTAACTTCACAAGACCGTAGTCTGTTAGACACAGCGAATGAATACATGGAGTATATTGATACACGGTATGCTAAGATAGAAAAGGCTCTACAATCGGATACTCTACGTGACGCGAAGCCTGTCGAACTAAGAGAATTACGTCGTTATCGTGAAGCCTTACCCCAAAAAGAAGCATTCTTAAATGGAGGATTAGAGTTACTTTTCTACAAAATAGTTCCAACAGAGGACGTACCTTTTTTACGTTATTTTTCGAGTTCAGAGCGCGTAGCACCTCTGGTAAAGATAGCCTCTACTTCTTCAGGACTTCCTTTAATTGAAAATCCTAAATTGTTGGAAATGCTGCTCGCCGATGAACCCAATGCGGCAGAGGGAGGTATTCTTGTATTGAAAGCACCTGTAAAACATCCTAGAGCACCTCTTGGAACTACATGGACTATGCGAATTATGGAAGATGGTAGTGCGGATATTAGCATTGGCGCACCTAGAAAAGATGCTCCTCTTCCGCGTTCAGTTCTAGAAGCGGCAGTGCCAGTCATCCCAAAACTTTTATCACTTACACCTTGGGCCGATGTCAAGGAAACAACACTTGTAGAATTGAATGCCATTTATGAATTTACGAGTGCGGCGTCAATAAAGCCCAGTCGTGCGGATCTTCGTGCGCGTCTAGATACATTTGTACCTTTTTTCGCAGAGGATGTAGTTCTTCCAGGAAGTAGTGCGACCATTTCTTTAAGATTCAAGGCTGTTAGTAACTTTACTCCAGATAGTAATCCAATTGATAACTTCATTACAACCTTGTTCTTACGCGATGAGGTTGCCACTCTTGAGGCTGCGCCTATTTCAGCGTTTGTAGGGCTTTTAACAAAGGAGTTTGGACTTAGTGCGACGATGGCAGGGCAGGCTATTCAAACATGGATTACAAAAAATGCTGAATTTATTGCTACTGATAAAGCAGCACTTGCTACAAAGAATTTAGGATCTATGATAAACATCTTCAATACACATCCAAAATATTTATTTCATATGGCCAATATCGAATCCTATATTGATTTACAACGAGTGCTCACATTGATGACATATTATACGAATGCTAC